GGAACAGCACTATCTCTCGAGTATCGTGCTATTGCTTTATATAAATGAAATCCGTGATAACGATCATGATGAGGATCTTTCTTTCCAAACATAATGGAAGATCCGTTATCCTGTTTTAGCCAGCGTATAAGAAAATTAAACAGTGTATTCATTTTGTAGTCATCGTGATCAGGACCTTCTGGAAAGAGATCCCAGAAGATTGATGTAGCAAGACGAACGAGATCAAATGAAGGATTCGGCTTTACACTGGCAAATTTATTATTATAAAAAGGTTCTGAGTTATACTGACCACCAGCTTCTTCGTTAACCGAAAAATGATCACTCATAAACGTCTTAGATTCTTTCATTCCAGCTAGACGGATTGAAGTTACACCACGCTCAAAATCAATGATCTTAATTAGGTAACCAAACGTAGGGACTTTATAATAAGAACCATTACAATTATAATATAAAAATTCTTGAGAAGTTGTAACGTACATCACATTATTTGAATGAAGATCATTGTGTGTCATTCCAAAATTTCGCTGAGCAAATGCAAGGGCAAACATAACTTGAGAAATCCATGCAAGATGTTTCTCAGTTTCCGTATTTTCAGTCATAAGCTTGTAGAGAGTTCCGTCGCATTTTTCCATGACAGTAGTTTGAACGGGGACATTTGCAAATGAAGCCCATGCAAAAGCTTCATCTGATTCGGTATCTTCGTTAACAGAACCATCTTCGTCATCATCACAATCGCACGAGGACACTTTAAATATGTAAGATGTTGAAACTGAAGATGAATCGCTCTCATCATCATCTTCTTCAGATCCTTCAAGTAACTGTTGTATCTCAGCTACTTCAGTGTCGCTAACATGATCAGCATCCAAATCCTCAACGCCTTCAAGCGTAGTAGCCTCGCCAAGATTTAAATGAGGACGCGATGTGCGTGTGTGTTGAAACTCAATAGCATCGCGAACATGATCAGCAAGTTTTAGATCAAATGTCTTACCGATATTTGCACTAAACCACGAGCGTTCACTTAGCTCCTCATAATCGTCAGAAATATCAATTGTGTGATTCTTTGAAAGTCCACTAAATACACCATACACTTTTGGAAAATGCTGGCACTTGGATTGTGATAGTATTGAAGATATTATACTTCCAACATAAGCAGCATTATGATGGGACTGTATCTTTGAAGATACTTCTGTTGATTGACCACTAGATGATGGAAGACCAATCGTTGAACCATATTCTCCCTGCATCCACTTGAAAGGACTTAAAATCATAGTCGTTTTGCAATGGACCGCTCGCTTTTCAAATTTTGATGTACGAATTGAATCCGAAGATAAAATTGAAGAAATTTCTTCATCAAATCGTATACCATAATCTCCTACTATTTCGAGATCATTCGTCTTAAATAGAACTTCAAGAGATGGAAAAAATGGCTGAATAGAATCAATATTCCAATGAGCTAGAGCACTTGATCGTATATTAGAAAGCGTCCACTTATGAAGAGAAAGAGGAATTGAGGAAGCCTTTAGTTCTGTCTGCTTTCGCTTCAGCATATTATTACTTCGTGTACAAACCAAAAGCAAAATCTTCACGCAGTATAGTTAATATGAACTTTAACATTAAAAAGTTCAATATCGAAATGCTTAAAGACCGATGTGAAATCGATTCTCGAAAATCTCCAATGATTGTTATTATTGGAAAAAAGGATACTGGTAAATCTTTCTTGGTTCGCGATATTCTCTACAATACACAGGATGCATTTCCAATCGGAACTGTTATTTCGGGAACTGAGGTCGCCAATGAGTTTTTTCAACACATGGTTCCTTCTAAATTCATTCATGATAAATACAAGCCTGAAATTGTAATGAATATGATCAAACGTCAGCTAACTGTAAAGACAGCTCGAAATCAAGATAAAGGACGTGGCGGTTCATCTTCAATCGATCCTCGCGCATTTCTAATTTTAGATGACTGTCTTTACGATGCTACATGGATTAAAGAAGAATCTACTCGTTACGTATTCATGAACGGTCGTCATATCGATTTAATGACAATTATTACCATGCAATATCCTCTTGGTATTACTCCCAACTTGCGTACAAACGTAGACTTTGTATTCATTCTACGTGAAAGTATAGTAAATAACCGCAGACGTATTTATGACAACTATGCAGGTATGTTTCCTACATTTGACATGTTTTGTCAATTTATGGACCAATGTACAGAAAATTTTGAAGGACTTGTAATCTGCAACGGAGTTCAGTCGAACCGCCTTGAAGATCAAGTATTTTGGTATAAAGCAAGTGATCACCCTCCATTTAAAATGTGCGATGATTCGTTATGGGCAGATAATAAACCGTTCTCTTCAACCATGTTGGCATCCGACGAGTATAACTCAGAAACAATGAAAACAAGCAAAAAGAATTCGGGCCCATGGGTACACGTTAAAAAAACTAGTTGATCTAAACAGTAACCTTCAGCGTAGTGAAGAATGCTGTTTTGATATCCAAACAAATAATACAAAATTTACAAATCGCGAATTGCTCCTTCCGTCGGGTGAACCGGGCGAGAAATTGCATCCGATAGCTCATCGGTTTCTACGAGACCAGCATCCTTCTTAGCATCAGCAAGGGCCTTCTTGCGGCGCTCATCGTTCTCCTTCTTCTGCTTCTCAATCTTTTGAGTCTTCTCCTCCTCGAAGAAAATTTCACGATTTACTTCGTTCTCTTTGTACTTGCGCATCATCTCATTGAGTTCCTGCTCGGCGTATTCAACTTCAGGCATGAGGTGCTCAGACGGATCCCACGGTAGCCAGCAACCAACCTTACCAACGTAGAGACTGTCCTTGGGGTAACGACGCTGTAGAACCTTAGCATACTGCTGGCACTCCTCAAGATTTGCAAACGTACGACGAACCTTAACACCACGAACATTGGTGCGGAATTCAACCTTCTCAGTAAACTCGGTCTCAAGATCCTTCTCGTGCTTTAGCAGGAAAACCTGGTACTGCTCATGAACATCTGTCTGTTTTACCTCGGCATTGTGAACCTTAGTAAACTCGGCCATGTCGTTAAATAGATCCTCAATTTTTAGAGAGTACTTCTTTGCGATAAAAGCCATAAGGTGCTCCATACCCTTCACTTTCCAATCATAGTCCATAAACTCGACAAACTTTTCGTTAAAGAATTCAGCCTTCTGCTTAATAACTTTCTCAGGACTGAGGAAAGAAATTACACAATAGCGCTGCGTCGGGATTTCAGGATCTTCGTCGAGATAATCGATCGTAGATCCGTCATCTTCCTTCTTAGGGAATGACTCGACTGGCATTTCTTTATATTAGACAACCAACTATGAAAATACTTTTTTAACGACGACGTCTACGACGACCACCTTCCTCACTCTTTACGAACGGATTGGGACCACGATCAGGGCGGGGACCCTGCTGGGGTCCACTGTTTCCGGGTAAAAATTGACGTTTTGCTTGATCAGGTACATTAGGAAGATTTGGCCTGACTCTGCGAGCTAATATATCAGAACATTGAAACTGAATAATGTAAAACATACGTACAATAAAATTAATTGTACCAATTCCGTAAATCCAGCCGTATGACGCAGCTTGATCTTTCTCGCTAGAAGCATCTGCAATTGAGACAATATAGACACCTAAGAAAATATCAGCACATAGTCCACCGATAATTAGAAATCCAGCTAAAAGATTAAAATAATCGGTGTGCTTTTCGAAACGCACTTGTAGAAGATAGTATAATAAATAAATAGTTACACATGCATTAAGAGCTGAAGATGATATTAAAAATCCTATATCTATATCACCGGTAGATGCATCTTCTCTGTATCTCTGATCTCCACGTGCCGTACCGTATATCTGCATAATATATGCTCCTATTGCCGCTAGAACGACGAATACAGTAAGTCCTGTCTGTACGACACTCATTTGTTATTAGCGCGAACTTTTATATTTGGAACACATTTGCCAATTCCGACCGTCTGTTGCATCATAATTGGAGCTTTACATCCGGTACATGGGCATTTTTTATGTTCATGTCCCAGAATATGTCCGACCTCATGCGATACCATATATTGTCTATAATTTTCAACACCTTGGCCACTTTTTATTGATCCTCGAAACCAACGATCTGCGTTTAAATACATATTGCGACCTCCAAGTTCAGCACATGATAAGTTTCCAGGTAATCCACATAATTTTGTAACTGTTCGTGGTGATGAAAGACGAATTAGAATATCTTGACCTTCATTCACGGGTTCAAAAAAATATCCATCTTTAGCCCAACCGTCAGGATCATTCAAATACGCTGTAATGGCAAGAGATATTTGATCGGAATTACGAATAAAATACTTTTTACTCACATCCTCGTCTATAATTACGCGAAATGTTTTTCGCATATCTACTCTAAACGAATATTTTCTCTCGTAAACTCTATAAAATGCCTGAACAGAAACAAGCTCAGGGAATGGGTATTGATTTTGGCGATCTTGTGAGTCGTGCGGTAAAGTATCTTCTAGAGGGTCTTGCGGTTGCTATTGCCGCCTTCATGTTACCCGGTAAAGTTATGAAGCTTTCTGAAATTGGCATGATTGCGCTCGTAGCAGTAGCCACGT